ATGTCGAGGCAAACGCGGCCCCGGCCGGCCGAGCAGATTGAGTATCGGGCGATCGAGCGGCTGATCCCCGACGCCAACAACGCCGGGCTGCGTAGCGAGGCCGACCTCGACACAATCGCCGCCGCGAGGACCGTAAATCAAGTGGACCAAAAGACATATTGGGGTCTCGGCGAAGTCGTGATGTGGATTCGAACCGGTGACTATGAGCGGGTTGCGGCCTTATCGGACTTGAGCGAGACCGAGGCGATGGAGCGAGCGATGTTCACCCTCAGAATGCCAATGGACGCGCGTTCGCTTTCACGATTCTCGACAACGAACTGTGAGGCAAACCGCGAAGCGGCTGCGCCACCGGACAAAGACAAAGCCGCGGATATCGAATGGCCTGGCCTGATGCCGCCGGACACTGTCTTTGATGACGTGATAAGGAAGCTTCGGAGCGGTTGCCTCCCGCTGACCGCAACCAAACACGGCCGGGACAGCGATGAACAAATCCCAGTGCCGTCGGCTGAACTGAACGACCTGGTTTTCCGGTTTATCCCCGACCATCCGATTGCGCAGGTGGGATTGTGGTCGCGTTCGCGACGTCTCGTGGCTTGGAGATCGCCGCAGTTTTCGCGTTCTGATGTAGTTCGCGTATGGCCGGCGCGAAACACAAAGACAGCCGCGGTGCCCGCTGCGATCCTGCGGCACCTGCGTGAGATCATGATCCCCGAGGCACCCCTCACCAAATCCGAAGCGCAGCGAAGATGCATGACTGAGGTCCCTAACGCCTATCCCGCGGCGTTCAAGAAAGCATGGATGAGGCTAGAACCGTTTCTCAAGAGAGGGCGCGGCAAGCACGGTTCGAGAGCGCATTAACTGAATCGGGAAACCGACCAACGAAACCTTCGGCCAAAAAAACCAGCTGATCTGTTTTATCGATAGCGGCTAACGCAAATCCTCCGCGCGAGCCGATGCGGGAAAGCATCGGTCCGGTGCGGGGGTGAAAAATGTCATTTAACCAATCGGAGCCGGGAAGCGTGAAGCCGACGCGCCCGTTGCCTGCCGAGCGAATCGAGCGTTCGGCGATCGAGCGGCTGACCCCCTATGCCGACAGTGCCCGGCTGCGTAGCGAGGCCGACACAGACGAGCTGGCCCGTTCGCGTCGCCAATGGGGATCGACACCCCCCGAGCGTGCCGTGCGGCACCGGGCTTCCGGTCAGTTGTTCGACGAGCACGCCGCACGGCACAACCATGCTCCACGAGGGACCGGCCATGGCGCGACAAGCCTTTGTCGTCAATGAGGCACTGCGCGAGAAGGTGCGGCACCTGGCCGGTCGCGGTGTCCCCCAGGACGACATCGCCAAGAACGTTGGTTGCGCCCCGAAAACGCTGCGCAAACACTTTCGGGACGATCTCGACCGCGGCGTGACCGAGGCCAATACCATGATGGCGGACTCTTTGTTCGCTGCCGGAATGGCCGGGAACATTACGGCTCAGATTTTCTGGATGAAGACCAGGGCCGGTTGGCGTGAGCGGCCGCCGGCCGACAGCGACGTCGCCGAAGCCGATGCGGGGTGCGGTTCGGAGGTTCTGGTTCTCCCCGACAACAATCGCGATCCCGAACTGACACGGGTACTGCAAGACGCTCAAGAGAAATACTTCGCCCGGAAACATCGGCGAAAGCCGCGTTCGGCATCCGGCAGCTGATCCGATGAACGGAGGATGACCAATGCGGTTGGCCGCCAAGACGATAATCTCGCCACAACCCGGACCGCAGACCGCGTTTCTGAAAACTCCCGCGGACATCTGCATCTATGGCGGCGCCGCCGGCGGCGGCAAGACCGTCGGACTGATTTTCGAGCCGTTGCGACATGTTCGCCGGGTGCCGGGGTTCAGCGCCGTATTCTTCCGGCGCACCACCCCCCAGATCACCAACCCCGGCGGGTTGTGGGACGAGAGTCTGAACTTTTATCCGCGGTTCGGCGGTACCCCGCTCCACCGCACCCACGAATGGCGCTGGCGAAACGGTGGCAAGATCAAGTTCTCGCATCTGCAGCTCAACTCCACCGTCTACGAGTGGCAGGGCGCGCAGATTACCTTGATCTGCTTCGACGAGCTGACCCATTTCACCGCGAAGCAGTTCTTTTTCTTGGTGAGCCGCAATCGCTCGACCTGCGGGGTGCGGCCGTACATCCGCGCTACCTGCAACCCGGACGCCGACAGCTGGGTGGCCGAGTTCGTGGCGTGGTGGATCGACCAGGAGACCGGATTTCCGATCCCCGAGCGGGCCGGCGTTCTGCGTTATTATGTCCGCGTCGCGGAGAAAATCCTCTGGGCCGCTCGGTCGGAAGACTTGATCGAATATCTGCCGCCGCCCCAGGATCTACCGCCTGGTGTCGAGCCACCGCGACCAGTCAGCGTCGCCTTCATCCCGGCCAAGGTGTTCGACAACCCGGCGCTGCTGCAGGCCAACCCGGAATACATCCCCTGGCTGATGTCTTTGCCATTGCTCGAGCGCGAACGGTTGCTCGGAGGCAACTGGAAGATCCGGCCAGCCGCCGGTCTCTATTTTAAACGCGAATGGTGCACGATCGTCGAGCATGCTCCGGCGGCTCTGGAGGTCGTCCGCTATTGGGATCTCGCAGCGACCGAGAAGACCGAGCTCAATGATCCCGACTGGACAGTCGGCATCAAGCTCGGCTGCGACGAGAATGGTGGATATTGGCTGCTCGATCTGGTGCGCGTGCGGGCCAACCCGGGCGACGTCGAAAGATTGCTGCTCGATACAGCTGCGCGGGACGGCAAAAAGGTCAAGATCGGGTTCGGCCAAGATCCGGGACAGGCCGGCAAGAGCCAAGCGCAGCATTTGGTGCGCGCGTTGAGCGGCTTCACCGTCACGCCGGCGACTGAGAGCGGCGACAAGCTCACGCGGTTCGGACCGTTCAGCTCACAGTGCCGGGCCGGCAATGTGAAGATCCTGCGCGGTCTCTGGAACGAGGACCTGTGCCGCGTCCTCGAAGGCTTTCCCGATCTCGCCCATGACGACGAGGTCGACGCTTGCAGCGGGGCGCTGGAAATGCTCAATCCCGAGATGAAGGCTCGCGGCCTCTTCGAGTTCTATCGCCAGGAGGCCGAGCGGGTGAACGCCAAACGCGAAGCAGCAGCACCGAAACCCGTTGAGCCCGTATATGCCATCGGTTCCACGCAATGGGCAGCCCAACAGGAAGCAAAGCGTCGCGGCGGCTCCGGCGGCGGCGACCACGACTGAAGATTTGTCCGGAGAAAGTGCTCCAATCGCGAGGGCGACATCAGCTCCGCGATTGAGATCGCGGTTCTGCGCAGATCTCCCCTGGAAATTGGCGGCAACGTCGATAGATTTTGCCCATTGCAATCAGCGGCAGATCACAAAGGATTTGCTCATCCAGGGCAACCGGCCGCGCTGCCGGATTAAATCCCCGCGTTCGGGAGGCCAATGCACGGTTCGACCGGCTGACACGCAAATCGTGAACTGCTGACCGAATTGGTCGATCTCAGCCGTGGTAAAGGCGGCTCGGGTGATGCGGGGAGTAGCCCCCGGGAGCGACTCAATTTGATGGTCTTTTTAAATGGCCATTTTGTCAAATCGTGCTTTTCCTGTGCCCCTAGAGGCCTGTAATCAAGCAAGGCGGGCACCGCATCGATAATCTCAAGTATACGGGGACGATGATCGTTTAAAACGCTCCTCGTCCTTTCGGTAGCGATATTCCGTCTACGAAAGCTATCGGGTGATAACACTCAAATTCGATCACAGAAGGTAATATTTTTATTGACGAACGGATGTGTTTGCGAATAATTTGTCTCAAATATCCGCACCGAGGAGCGACGCGATGGACGCCCGCGACGATGGGGAAGTCAGCAAGCTATCGCCTGGGGGTTCCCCGTGTAAGCAAGCTGCTCCCATTTCCTCGTTAAACGAGGCATGGCTCCACGCCCTCGACAAGTGCGCCATCGACACCCCGCTGAGCGAGACCATCTTGTCCCTGATACGCAACTGCTTCTTCGGTGGGGCAGTGCACGCGGTTCTGTTGCTGCAGAACGGTCATGACGATCAGCTGGCATCCGATATTGCAGGTTTCCTCATGGAAGAGCCGCAGTCGTGAACTCCAAGCCTTACACGGATGGTATCAACCTTGGGAAGGGCAATACCGCCGCACTTAAGAAGGCAGCGCCGGAGCCGCCGAGCGCGATCGAGATCCCAAAATTGGCTTCTCATCGGGGAAATGCGATGGCGATGACGGCTTGGCTTTTCGTCCCCCCAGTGACGGAAGGTCGTCACCTAGTGCGCTGCAAAAACTGCCGCGGGCATAATTGCCATGAGCACTGATGGCGACAAAGGTCATTACCGGGAGTTCCGCGATCCTTTCAACCCCCCGAGCGGTGTTGGGTAGGTCCGAACTGGACAAGGGAGAAGGATGCTGATGAAGCGTGTTTGCCTTACGCCAAAAACCGAGCAAAACAAAGGGCCGGTCGCCCTGCCACCGCCGGCGTCAGCGGCGGGCAGCGCCTCCGCAGTTTTGGCACTGATTGAACGGGTCGCGCTCGACCCCGGCGCCGATGCCGCAAAGCTCGAACGCATGACCGCAATGTACGAGGTGCTCAAGGCGAGAGAGGCCGAGCTCGCATACAATGCGGCGAAGGGCCGGATCCTGAAAAGGCTCGCCGGCATCACGATCGTCAAGAACAGGTCCGTTCTCAGCGAAGTCGACAACGTCACGCCCCAAAATGGCATCGGCAAGGCATTCAAATACGCCCCACTGGAAGAAATCGACAAACATCTCCGCCCGCTTCTGGCGGAAGAGAATATGGATCTCTCCTACTCCGACGAACCCGCGGTGGGCGGCGGCCTCCGGATCCGCGGTCGCCTGAAGCACCTGCCGGGCGGCTATTATGAGGATGCCTTTCTGTCGGCGCCGCCGGACACCACGGGCGGCAAGTCGAGTGTGCAGGCGGTGGGGAGCACCAATTCCTACCTGCGGCGCTACGTTGCCTGCAACATTTTCAACATCGTGGTCGTCGGGGATGATGACGACGGAAACGGCGGAACGATAGACGAGGCGCAGACCAGGACAATTCTTGCTCTCATTAAAAAAGCGAAAGTCGGGCCCAAGTTTCTCAAATACATGAAGGCACCGAGCGTCGACGAAGCCGGTTCGCTCAAGGCGGCCGTCGCGATGATTGCCGCCCGCGACTATCGCAAGGCCATCAGTACTCTCGAGGAACAGATCGCCAAAGCGGAGGCCAGTCGTGCCGATCTTCCATCGTGACGTGGCGCAATACTCGGAAGCGTATGATCGCCTCAAGCTCGGGATCCCGACGAGCTCCAACTTCCACAAGATCGTCACACCCCACGGCAAGCCCTCCAGACAGTGGCGCGAGTACGCCTGCGTGCTGATCGCCGAGCGGATACTGCAACGCAAAATCGAATTCTATAATTCCCCGGCCATGGAGCGAGGCTTGATCGTCGAGGCGGAGGCGGCCGATTGGTATGAATTCGATCGGGACGTAACCACTCAGAGGGTCGGCTTCATTACCGACGACGAGCACACGATGGGATGCAGTCCCGATCGGCTCGTCGGCGAGGACGGTCTATTGGAAATCAAGGCTCCCTTGCCGCACACCCAGGTCGAGTACTGGATTTCCGGCGAGGTCAATGAACGCTTCCGGCCGCAGTTGCAGGGTCAGCTCTACATCTCGCAGCGCAGCTGGGTCGACATGGTCTGCTGGCATGACGTGCTGCCGAAACTGGTCAAGCGGGTCGAACCCGATGAGAAATTCATCAAAGTCCTTGATCACGAGCTGCAGATCTTCAACTTTTTTATCGAGAGCGTCACGGAAAAGATCCGCGCCACGTATGAGGTGCCGATACCGCAGGGGAGTTTGGCGTTGAAGGCGGCGTTCCGGGCAAGTCTGGAGATTACGCCATGACGGAGGGATCCACGGGGATGGTCGATGGTCAGACAAGGCGCTGACAATTCCTGAGACAATGCCCACCTCACGCATCCCCAAAACCGTGGCGCGCGGCAAGCCCAAGCCTAACTTGCACCGGCGAGGGCAACACCTGGCTTTTGTCCGACAGCTTCCATGTGTCGCCTGCGGCAAGGCAGCGCCATCAGAGGCCGCGCATGTGCGTACAGCAACCGATGGCGGCGTCGGAGTGAAGCCAGCCGATCACTTCGCCGTTCCCCTATGCGCGACATGCCATGCGAAACAGCATCGGATGGGCGAGCTTTCGTTCTGGTCCGCTCTCCGCATCGATCCCCTTAACGTGTCATTGCGCCTATGGACTATATCGGCCGATCTAAAGGCCGGGGAACGCATTGTCTTTCGGGCGCGACAACACATCAATCTGGCGAAGGCATATAGCTAAGAAACCCGTCATATCTACTGTGGTTGCTGACTTGGTCAGTGTAAGTTTAATCGATTGCCTCGTCCTGCCGCCTGCGGAACAGCAATAAGAGTGACCCATACGTCTGAGTTCGAATATCCGCAAAGAAAATATATTAGATGAAGGTGACGGGCCGATGTTTAATCTCGAAAGCCCTAGCCCGACGAGGGTTCATCGCTGTATTGAAGGAGAGGCACGCTGTTAGCGTGAGTTTTGGCGTCAATCACCTGGTTCACGCGCCTTGTATGTCCGCTCAAGGCCAATGAGCCGACGCTCGCTGTTCTTAGTCCGCACGTCGGGAAAATGCCAATTGCCGACATCTGCCGGACCTCCCTAACCACCGCAGTTGAACCCTCGCAATCATCGAGCCTGGGTGACAGCTCATGCTCCGTTCTGGACCTCGCGCTGCCGATCCGGCTCGTTCCGCTCAGCTCCCGGATCACTACCTCGCCGGTCGAATTCTCGCCAACATGGCAGCCGAGCCGGCTAATTGCGCAGCCACCAGGCCAGGGAGGACCTAACGTCAGGGTTGAAAAGCGTCATCGTTCAATAGTATCTTGGCCTTCGCGAGCGGTGGAGACGGAGGTAAGCGGTGAGCGACAGAAATCGAGTTAGCCTGCATCCCACTGATCTCGATCAAAAGCAACTCCTAGCACTACGCGAGGTCCCATCGGGTTCTATCGCGGCTCTGGTAGACGCGACGATGCGCTCGTCAGCGAACCCGCCAGGGGGGCGGAGCCCTCCATCAGCAACGAAGCGAGGTGCCGAGTGGGGCGCTCGCACTCGCGACAGCGAAGGAGCTACGTCACGT